TATAATACATCCATCAACAGTTTATCACGATAGAAAAGATAACCCGTCGCCATGCACTAGTGGAGAACATAGATCGCTTATAGAAGATATGAGGGTGGAAATGCAGGGTTATTTAGCAGCCTCTGATTTTTTTGTTGATTCAAATTGGAAAAATTATTTAACTGAAAATTCTTTAAAAGCTTTAGAGATGTATCAAGAATGTTTTCTAGGAGATTAAATTGAAAAAAAGAAAATTTTTACCATCGTTCGCAGAACTAGTTGATAGGATGTCTATTCATCAACTTAAAGAAGTTTTTATTCCTGAGCACAAGGAAAAGTACGCAAAAGAAATTCAAGAAATTGTACACGATTTAGACTTAATTTTAGAAGAAAATCCGGATGTTGTGTTAGATGGGCAGACTGTAAGAAGAATTATTGTTTTGGCACAAATGAACGCTCATATTTGGTATAATGAATCGGCCGTTCGTGCTAACACCGGCAAAGGTAACTTAAAATTAACTCATGGCCTCAACGGAATTAGAAGCACTGCAGGCAATAAAATTATGGAAATATTTCCTGAAGGCAAAAAAGATTATAAAATTGATTGCTTAGCGGCAGAATTTAAAGATTGGGAAGTAAGCTGGAAAAAAAATGAGTAAAGTTTTAATTACTGGTGGCACTGGACTAGTTGGCTCTTCGTTGAATTTTAAAAACTGTGTAAAATTATCTTCAAAAGATTGCGATCTTAGAAATGCACAGCAAACTTACGATTTATTTGAAGAAATAAAACCTGATAAAGTAGTACACTGCGCCGCAAAAGTTGGTGGAGTGTACAGCAACATGACTTATAAGGGTGAATACTTTCACGATAATATCATGATTAATACGAATGTCCTAGAGGCTTCTAGAAGAGCAGGAGTAAAAAGAGTACTATCTTTTTTATCAACCTGCGTATTTCCAAAAGATGTGGACTATCCTCTTACTGAAGAAAAGATGCATATAGGCCCTCCACATGAATCAAATTATCCCTATGCCTATGTAAAAAGAATGCTTGATATTCAGAGCAGGGCTTATCGTGAACAATATGGATGTGATTTTGTATCGGTTATTCCAGTTAATCTTTATGGCCCAAACGACAATTTTAATCTTGAAAATTCACATGTTGTTCCAGCTCTGATTAGAAAGTGTTATGAGGCAAAGATTAGCAATAAGCCTTTTGTTGTATGGGGAACTGGTAAGCCATATAGAGAATTTATTTATATTAAAGATGTGGCCAAGCTAACTGAATGGGCATTAAATAATTATTATGATGAAGAACCCGTAATATTTACCTCGGCAGTAGAGACATCAATCAGCGAATTAGTAGAAGTGATTACAAAATGCTTCTCTTTTGATGGAAAAATAGTTTTTGATAAATCTATGCCGGATGGACAGTACAGAAAACCATCTTCTAATAAAAAATTATTAAGTCATGTTCCTGATTTTCAATTTACAAGTCTAGAAGATGGTATCGCAGAAACTTGTGAATGGTTTCAAAAAAAATATGAGACTGTGAGGAAATAGTGAACTATTATATTACGGGTATTACTGGTTTTGTCGGAAGTCATATGGCTGATTATCTTTTGGAAAAAGAACCAAATTGTACTATCTACGCTATAAAAAGATGGAGAAGTGATACAAAAAACATAGATCATTTAGTTGATAATCCTAGAGTTGTGTTTATTGAAGCTGATCTATTAGATCGATCGAGCTTGAGAAGATCATTAAAAATTGCAAAACCTGATGTTGTTTATCATTTTGCTGCGCAAAGTTTTCCGGGCGCAAGTTTTAAATATCCTGTTAAAACTTTAGAAGTCAACATTATAGGTACAGTAAATTTATTAGAAGAAATTTTAGAACTTCGTGATACAATCGATATTGATCCTAAAATTATTAGTGTATCGTCTAGCGAAGTTTATGGCATGCCGGAAGAACACGAAATTCCTATTATGGAAAAAAACCCTATTAGAGCAGCAAATCCGTATTCTATTTCAAAAGTAGGCCAAGACTTAATGTCTCAATATTATGTAAAAGGATTTGACTTAAAAATAATTATTACAAGAATGTTTAGTCATGAGGGCCCTCGGAGAGGTGATATGTTTGCTCTATCATCTTTCGCAAAGCAAATAGTTAAAAATGAGCTTGATATTGAAAAAAATGGAAGCTCAGAAAAGTTTGTTTACCATGGCAATTTAGATTCTGTAAGAACGTATAACCATATTAAAGATGCTATTGATGCATATTATCTCTGTGCTAGTGATAACTGCAAAGCAGGAGAAATATATAATATTGGTGGTGATTCTGTTTGTACGGTTGGTGAAGCACTAGATATATTGATTTCAAAATCAATTTATCCGGAATTAATGATTAAGAAAATTGATCAAGCAAGAGTAAGGCCAACTGATATTACCTTGCAGGTACCTTCAAGTGAAAAATTTAGAAATGTAACTGGCTGGAAACCTACACTTGAGATAGATAAAGTTTGTGAAGATTTATTAAACTATTGGAGAGAACAATTAAGATGAAAAAGAAAGCACTTATAACAGGAATCAATGGTCAAGATGGCAGCTACCTATCGGAGTATCTTCTATCGTTAGGATATGAAGTACATGGTATTGTACGAAGACATTCTGTTGCAGAAAATCAAAACCATAGGCTCTATAAGGCTGGAATTCACCAAGATATCACAACGTACTATGGTGATTTACTAGATTACCCTTCTCTTATTAGGATAGTCACAGATATCATGCCAGATGAAATCTATAATTTAGGAGCGATGAGCCATGTCAGAATTAGTTTTGATATGCCTTCTTTCACAATCCAGACGAATGCGCTAGGAGTTTTAAATATGCTTGAAGTCTATAGGACAGCTTGCCCACAGGCAAAGTTTTATCAAGCTAGTTCATCTGAAATGTTTGGAAACTCTGTCGATGATGATGGAGTGCAGCGCTTAACAACTCCTATGAACCCTGTTAGTCCATATGGGTGTGCGAAGGTTATGGGATATAATCTAGTAAGACACTATCGGCATGCCTATAAATTACACGCATGCAACGGCATCTTGTTTAATCATGAGTCTCCTCGACGAGGCGCAAATTTTGTTACAAATAAAGTTGTCAAGGGCGCAGTCTCAATCAAAAAAGGATTACAAGATAAACTTGAGCTAGGCAATATGGATTCTTATCGCGACTGGGGACATTCTAAAGATTATGTCAGAGCAATGCATGCAATTATAAACCACCATGAAGCAGACGAATTTATTGTTGCCACCGGAAAAACACACTCTGTGAGAGAATTGTGTGAGATTGTGTTTAGCAAACTAGATATGGATTATAAAGATTACATAATACAAAATCCAAAATTTATGCGCCCAGAAGAATTAAAGTATCTGAAAGGTGATTCTTCGAAGTCTAGAGAAGTTTTAGGCTGGGAGCCAGAATACACTTTTGAGACCATGCTTGATGAGATGATTGAAAGATGGATGAAAGAAATTTAAATTTTGAGATTGGAGATTTAGTAGAATGGACAGAACTAATTGGCGACGGCCTTTTAGTTAAAGATCGTGGACTAGGAATTGTAGTTAAAAAAGTTGGTAACTATTATAAAGTTCATCGAGCAATTAAACAGGATACTATAAACTTCAACATAAATGAGATAAAAAAAATTAATGAAAATGTATAAAATTGGAATAATTGGAAATGGATTTGTAGGATCCGCTATAGCGGCCGGCTTTGGACTGCACACAAATGTATCTATATATGACGTGTCGCCAGAGAAAAGTCTCAATTCTTTTGAAGAAACAGTAGCAGCAGATTTTGTTTTTGTTTCTGTGCCGACTCCAATGAGTTTAAAGAAAAAAAACGAGATTGATTTAAGTATTATTGTTTCTGTTTTCAAAAAAATATCCGAGTTTAAAAATCTAAACAAAGATACAATTTTTATTCTTAAATCAACGGTGGTTCCACAAACGACGCTAGAGTTATCTAAACAATTCCCTAATCTAAACATTGTTTTCAATCCAGAGTTTTTAACTGAAAGATCGGCTAGATTAGATTTTATTAATGCTTCTAGAATTGTTATAGGAGGACCAGAGCATCTTTGTGACAGAGTTGAGAACTTATATCGCATTAGGTTTCCACATACAAAAATCATTAAGACAGATAGTTGCACAGCAGAATTTATAAAATATCTTTGTAATACTTTTTTTGCTACGAAAGTTAGTTTTATGAATGAGATGAAACAAATAAGTGATAAACTAAATTTAGACTGGGACAAGGCAATGGATGGATTTATTTCTGATGGTAGAATAGGAAATTCACACTTAGATGTTCCTGGTCATGATGGTAGTCCTGGATTCGGCGGAAAATGTTTTCCTAAAGATATCAATGCTTTGATAAATTTTTGTAAAAAAAATAATATAGATCCAAAAATTTTAATTGCTGCTTGGGAAAAAAATCTAGAGGTCCGTAATAACCACGATTGGAACAGTATTGAGGGAGCAACAAGTTGAGAGTTGTAGTTACTGGCGGTGAAGGATTTGTGGGGTCAAATCTTATTAAACACTTAGTTCAACAAGATGAGATCCACAGCGTTTTTAGTTTGGACAATCAATTTACTAGCAGTAAAGACAATATAGTTCATAATAAAAAAGTAAGGTATTGGACTGGCTCCACTACCAGTATCAATAGAATTTTAATGAATTGGGATGTAGGTGCTGTTTTTCATTTTGGAGAATACTCAAGAATTGATCCTAGTTTTGATGATCTTGATGATGTATTTAACTATAATATGAAGGGTACCTGGGAAGTAATACAATATTGTAAAAAAAAGAAAATACCTATGATATACTCGGGCTCAAGCAGTAAATTTGGCCACGATAAAAATCAACACTTATCTCCGTATGCCTGGACAAAAGCAAAAAATACAGAGATAATTAAAAATTTTTCTGATTGGTTCGGTTTAGAATATAAGATTTTATATTTCCATAATGTGTATGGTCCAGGACAAATAATGGAAGGAAAATACGCAACAGTTATAGGAATTTTTGAAAAACAAGTAGAAAATAATAAGCCAATAACAGTAGTTTCGCCCGGTACCCAGAGAAGAGATTTTACGCATGTTGATGATATCGTTGATGGAATTTGGAAAGCGTACAAGAATGCACCTCCGAATACAGAATTTAGCTTAGGAACAGGCACAAACTATTCTATTATGGAAATAGCTGAAGCATTTGACCATACTATTGAAGTAATACCCTCAAAAAGAGGCGAACGAAACACTTCTTTAGCCGACATAGAAAATACTACAAAAGTCTTAAAATGGCGTCCTACAATCGACGTCATCGAATACATTAAAAACAAAAGGAGAAAATAATGTTAAAACTTTCGGATGAAGCGCTCGGCGCAGTTATGATGGCGCTACAAAAATCATTAATGGAACAAAGTGATATTGTACCAGTCCTAAAAGGATTTAACTTTCAAACAAACGAGAACGATGAATTGTTTGTCATGAATCCCCCAACTTTTAAAATGAGTCATGACGATGTGGAAACTTTGACCGATACTGATGCCTAAATATTTTTATTCGTGTAAAGAATGTGATCATTCTTTTAGGGCGTATCATGGCGCAAAAGAAAAATTAAAAAATTGTCCACAGTGTGATACAATTGATGGACTGGTTCGCCAAGTTAATAAAGTGTTTATTAGCAAACAAGCGCTATCTGATGCAAAAAAAGTTGGCGAGCTAACTAAAGAGTTCATAGAAGATAATCGTGAAATCTTAAAAGATATTAAAAAGGAGTTTAAGGAAAATGAATATAGTGGCGAAAATAACACTGATTAGTTCTGTAATTTTAAATTCTTTTCTTTTGATATACTTGTTTGGATTAATACCATTCTTTTTATTCATATCTACTATCACAAATTTAGCTTTTTTGTCTTACCTTTCTTATCTTCTTAGGGAAAGAACGGATCTTCAAAATGATTTTTTTGATTTATTAGGAAGCGTAGAAACTTATTCGAATAAGCTTGTGAGTACTTATGAATTAGAAATGTTTTACGGTGATGATACCTTAGAAGATCTACTACGTAACTCTAAAATATTAGTCAATAAATTTTATGATTATGAGGACAAATATTACACAGAACCGCAAGGAAATAACGAAGATAATGACACAGAAGCCCAAGAAACGCAGAGCGCCCCGTAAAAAAAATCTATACTTTACTAAAGTTCACGAACAAGCAATTATTGAATATGCACTATCTGATTGCAACAAAGAAAAAACAGAGTTGTATTTAAGTCTTATACAGCCAGCATTTAGTGAAATGGTAGATAAAATTGTTTATACGTATAAATTTACAAATTTGCCAAACATCGATTATTTAAAAGATGATTGCAAGATATGGCTTACTACAATTTTAGACAAATATGATCCAAATAGAAAATCAAAAGCTTTTTCGTATTTTAGCGTTATAACCAAAAATTGGTTTATTCACAAAGTTAAAAAGAATTCCAAAAGTTTAAAAAGAGAAATATGCTATGAAGATTTTGCACAGACAAATACCCATCAAGAAAGTCTAGTTGTAGAAAATGGATATTACGACGCGCGCCACCATTATGAATTTATGCAAAATTTAAAAAAAGAGATTTCGAATTGGGAGCAATTAAATCTCAAAGACAACGAAAGAAAAATCTTGAATGCAATTAAAATTCTTTTTGATAGCGTTGATGATATAGAAATTTTTAATAAAAAAGCTATTTACCTTTACATAAGAGAAATTACTGGCTTGAATACAAAACAGGTTGTTAATAATCTGAATAAGATGAGAATCAGGTACAGAGATTTCAAATGTAAGTGGGATAAAGGCGAAATTTAAAAATGGCTAAAAAAAACAACAACTTAGATTCTCTTATAGAGGAATCTCTTGATAATATACGTCAAGATAGAGCTGTTGCATCAACTCTTTTAGTCGATATTGTATCGCACATCAAAACTAATAAGCACGAGCATAAAGAATCTGGCCAAGTAGCGGCTAAATATCTAGAAACGCTACAGAGATCAAATGAACAATTGGTGAAGTTAAACACATTGTTATTTAAGAAAAGTTCAATGTCTGATGGCCTCACTGATCACGACAAAGAAGAATTATATAATTTGATTAACAAGGAGGAGTAATTTTGTCAGACACACCTCCTAATGATAATGTTGATAATTCTAATTTAAGACTTGATCAACAAAAATATGGTGATCTCAATCCTCAGATCAGGCCTAAATCCTATAAGCCTGTTCGAACTTCTTACAGTAGTCGTATAGGTGAAATAAGAAATGCTCTTAATGAAAGAGTCAAAGACAACGAAACTGAAGGAGTAAATGAGTTTTTAGCTCGTGTATTGAGAGTTGAAAATAAAAATAATGATAACCAAGATGATTCTGGAGTTATTAATTGGTTTGGATCTTTGTTTGAAGATGAGAAAGTAACACCTCCTGTAATTACTGCAATTATTGATGCTGACGTGCACGCACTGGCCTGGGGTCGAAGCGGCGTAGGGCACCCAGATTTTATTTTACCAAACGATAATGGTCAAGGTGGAAGCGCAAACGCTAATGATATAATTAATAAAATCAGAGATGCGCATAAAGGCAAATTTACAGCTCCGAATAACGGCGTTCCTGTTCCAAAAGTCGGAGAATTAGTTTGGGTAACTTTTTCTGACTTAGAAAATAGAAAAGACGGAGTTTATTTAAGGCCACTAATAGATCGCGATAACAATTCAGATGTTGACAGTAATTCACAAGCCGGCGATAATAATTCAAAAAAAGATCCGTGCAATAAACTAAAAAGTAAGAGACCAAAAGGAAGAAGTACTAGAAATAGAAACGCAGCTGCAGGATCGAGATCAAATAGAGGCAGAAAAGAAAGCATCGATGCTAAAAAAGAAAGGGGCCAACCTCCAATTGGAAAAGGTGTGTTTACCGGATTTCCAGATGTAAAAACACATAAAGTAAGCCAAGCACTACATTGTAGTTTAAATTTTGTTTGTTATACAGGCCTAAAACAGGATAAAGACGGCAATATAGAATCTGCCAATATAAGTAAAATAAAAAAATTCGCTAAGAAATACCATAAAAATGGAATAAGAACTTATATTATGGGCTACCCTGCTTATGGCCACGAAGAACAATTTTTAGCTAAACTTTTTTCGTTGGCTAACTCTGGTGATGCAATTGGTGTAATATTAAACCTAGATCATTATTATGGCGGCAAAGCTGCTGAAAGTCCGTATGAGAAAGAAAATTATCTAATGAGCGAGTTTAAAAAATACGCTGATAAGAAAAATTTTGCCACTGGCTTGACAGCAACTGATATTGCGGCCAATCCAAATATACCTTGGAAGATATTTGCAGAACCTAAAACAGGTGTTGATTTTGCAATACCTCAAGTTTTTGCACAAGAATATAACTCTTTAAGAGATCAACAGACAGAAAAGACTGCTCCAACTCCCCCTCCGGAAGCCTCGGAGGGACAGCCAACTTCTTTTGATAGTTTGTTACCTGGAACGTATCACGATATCGCTGAGATTGCCCAACTTCCCGAAGGATTTTTAGAAAAATGGGACTCTTCAACTGGGTTTAATTCTGTGGGTGGAGAAAATTCTGATTTTAATGTTCGTAGTCTTTTCATGAAAGCCGCTGCAGAAATAGTAGAACAATATTGGAAACAGATACTTCCGGGCCAAAATCCTAAAGTATTCATTACTAGTCACCATCGTCCCGGCGCCGAAAAAGGAAATCATACTACTGGTGGTGCTTTTGATATAAGGATCGAACTTGGCGATCATCAAAGAGGCAAGGCACCAGTGTCTGATCGTGTGCCGGTGCTACAAACTTGGGCTAGCCTTAAAAAATTGCAACTTGCAGGAAGAATACCTCTTGGAGCTACCGGAATATATTTAAATACTGAAACGAGCGGTACAAAAACAGGAATTAGCGGCCTACGACCTGATCAGGCCGGCAGTATTACCGGCGGTACTGGACTTAAGGCCGGCCCAGGAGGCTCTGCAGCACCGCATTATGATATGAGAGGGTTTTTGTATGTTGGAGGCGGTAAAACAAGAAACACAATATGGGTTAATCTAGACACGAATGCGGATGGAAAAGATGATATTAAAAGTTCTGCGACAGCGCGCTCACGTTTAAGAAAAGATGGTCTTGGCGAAGTTGCTGATTACCTTTATCGAGACGATGGCACCTGGGCAAACGATGGTAATTATACCGATGGTTACTTACCCGCCGTTGGACCGGGAGTGCAAAATATGCTTCAAGTTTTAGGCTTGGACAGTCAACCTCCAGTAGAGATTGAATCTGCAGCTGAGGGCCCATTTGTTAAAAAATTTATGGCTTGGAAACAAACTGGATTTAAACATATTGTTCCTGGATTAGGTATGATAGGTGATTCTCCAAATCCAAATGGATGGATTCCAGATGCCTATAATACTGTTCATAAGTCTCCTGCGCGCATGAGAGAAGACGCAACCTGGACGTTTACTTCTGTAAAGGATGCGTTAGGCACATCAATGGCTAACGCTGCTATATGGTGGGACTGGGAGGGCGCTAGCCGCACAGCAGTAAACTGGCCAGAAAAAAGATGGGATGTCATACGAGAATTAGGTGATGCGATCGCCACCGCACAAAAATTAAACAAAATTAAAAATTCATCAATTTCTCAAGCTGAAAAAGACAAAATAATTAATTGGCAGCTTGGAACGTTTATGAAGTCTAGTGATAGTCCCGGCGAGGCAAAAACAAAACAACAGAAGAAAGAAGATCCTCCACCGGAGCCTCCAGAAGATAAAACTCCAAGTGAAACACCAGCAGAAGCAACGCCAACTCCAAGCGGTTTAACAGAAGAGAAAAGACAAGAAATACAAAACAATATTGACAACAGAACAAAGCAGTTGAAAGCAAAAGAAGCAGAGCTATCTCAACTCAAGACAGAGCTTACAAATGCGCAAAATGCTGGTACTAACACCGATACACAATTAGCAGCAATTAAAACAAAAACAGAGGAGATTAGACAAGAAGTAGCACAGATAAATAATTTAAGAGCACAATTAGGACAAGAAGCAATTGCTGGATCTTCCGGAGAACCAAAAGATCCTTGTGCAAACCTTACTTTGGGAAAACCTACAAAAATAGATCCGGAGCTTCCTGGAGTTGAATTTCTTGATTATGGTTTAAAAAAAGGAAAGCCATTAAAGTCTAGAAGCTACATTGTTATTCACGAGCCGGGCGGCGGTACAAAAGTTGAAGGAGTGTTAGGATATCTTAAAAAAGAAGGCAATAGTGTACATTTTACCGTCTCGATGAGAGGAAAAGTTCAACAACACGCAAGTATGCAACTAGCTACTTTTCACGCTGGGAACAGTGTGAATTATAATTCAATCGGAATAGAAGTAATGAATCCATCTCCTGAAGGCGCCCCTGGTAAAAAATATAAGCCTGGATCTAGACAACAACTAGAAGCTTTGTGGACACTTGCTAAAAAAATTGCTAAAGCTGGTAGTCCTGAAATTCCTCTTTCATTTGTCGCAGCTGCTAAAAATAACGAGCCGTACAAGTGGAGAGAAAAACTACCTTTAAAGCCAGGAATACACGCTCATAGAATGCAAGGAAATACTAACCATAGCGACGGAGCGTTTCCAGTACTCTATATGAGTTTGAGAAATCAAGGCCTAGGCCCAGGTGATGCATATAAAAAGGCTTTGGATTTGTTCTCTAAAAAATCTGGTGTAAAAATTCCTCCTGTTGAGCAAGCAGCTCCCGAAGAGACACCAGAAACACCTAGTCCAGAAACACCTAGTCCAGAAACACCTAGTCCAGAAACACCTAGTCCAGAAACTGCAGGAAGTTAATAATGACAGATTTAGTAGATAAGACCGGATGGTCAAAGAAAACATTAGAGGCGTTTAGACGAGGCGCCAAAGGTATCGACAACTCAATTATGGCCGAAGGCCTGCCAATTTATAATGAGGCCGTAAATGAAATTGTAGAAAAAGGAAGAAACAATACTTATATAGTTTTGGGCCGCGACCGCCCCGGTAGCAAAACTTCTGGATACGGTGGTCTTGGAGCAAGTCACTGCGGTGCAATTAGTTTGGTCGCAGGCAGAAGAGGCCAGAAAGCAGCCGACATTGATGACAAAGGCAACATAATGTATGCTGATCCAAACCATAGAACGGACGCAGCATTTATTTATATTTCACAAAAAACAGATGTCGATATTAACCTTAATTTAGCAGATGGTAAAGTTGGAAACGCAATTGCAAAGTCTGCAGTTGTTCTAAAAGCGGATAATCTTCGTTTTATATCCAGGCAAGGTGTTAAGATAGTTACTGGAACAGATGATAAGTTATCAACAGATGGGCCATCAGAAGCAGTCTATGGCGTTGATATTATTGCTGGTAATAATGATAAGGATCTTCAGCCGATGGTAAAAGGTGATAATTTGATTGAGTGTTTGGGAGAACTTAAAGAAGAAATATCAAAATTAAATGGAGCTTTGACAGGTTTTGTAAATTATCAAAAAGACTTTAATTTAGCAACTTTAAATCATTATCATATTTCAAGCTGGGCCCTGGGCCCGACTTCTCCAACAATAATCACCCCCGGAGATCCTTTGAGCACCCAAGGGCCAAAAATAATTAAAAAACAAACAGAGAGAACTCTTAGAACTCTATCTAATCAAAGATATAATTTAAATCGTCTTGAAACAACTTATCTTCGTAGAGGCCACGCAAAAGATGGCAAAACAAATTATATAAACTCTTTATATAATAATGTAAACTAATAATATTAAAAGAGAATAAGTACTAATATGGCAAACGCAACAAAAGAGCAAATAAATCAACTTTGGAAAAGATTATTAACAGCCCACAAAGAACCAGATCCATTTAAAAAATTAGATATTTTATCTGCTTCTCCTGCTGTTAAGAGTTTTGATGCCGGATGTGTAGACGGCAGTGATATGTCGATTTGTCCGGACAATAATATTTTCTTTAAAAATATTATAATGGAAGATGCTAGTTTAGGATATCCTTCTAAAATTGAGGGAGAAAACCCTACTGATCTTAATACTAATGAGCAGAGCAAAAACGATAATTTGTCTGCCGCACAAAATTTAATTAATGTACCGGACATACCAGAACCAGAGGATGGAACAAACATTGGTGCGACACACTATGTTTTTATACCATCAACTTTTTATGGCGAAGAAAACTTTGCTGAAGCTGTTGTAAGAGCTGGATTTATATCTAGCAAAGAAAATCCTGAAAAAATCACAGAACTTGATATTGTTGTTAATGGAAAATACAATATGAGTAAGAATTTGTTTAAATCAGCAGTTTATGGTTCGGGCCCTCCTGAAAAAAGAATTAACTGGGGCCCCTCGGCTGTGATAGAAACACTTCCTCATTTTACTCCTGTACGTGTGATCAGAGAAGGTTTCGGAATCTTTGGTTATTTTTCACAAATAGCTTGGTATGATACAGACGAGATCAGTGGTACGGAAGAATGGAAAAATCTTGCGCGCCCAGTGGGATATAAAAGCCGTACTAATGACAAAAGCGACCAAAATTATGCTTTTATTGATAGCAGATTATTAAAAAGGTATCGTTCGTACTACGATAGCCTACAAGCTCTAGATTCTGTCTTGGAACAAGAAATATCTAAAATTAAATTACATCCGAGTAATCCGGCAACTTTTATATTTGATTATTTAAAACGAGCTGATCTTCCACTTATTCAAACAAATGACCCAACTAAGTCCCCATCTTACGATAATATAGCAGACAGATCTTTATTTTTTAGTCCGATTTCTGATACGTATCAAGCGTTTTTTAATCAAGAGACACTAGAATACGTAGCAGTACTTAATCTTCCTACTAATACTACAATCGAAACGGCGAAAAAAGAAGGAATTAAATTTCTGCTAGAGTTCTATGGTAAAAGATTTGATGACTTTTTAATAGATCGTTTAATGTACCTAGGGGGAGACAATTATAATATTGGCACGCGCCCCCAAATTAACAACGCATCCTTTATACAAAATAAAACTCAAGGTTTGTTTGCAAAGGTTAAGCGAGTATCATCTTCTGAACGTCCCGATGGTTTAAAAACTTTTACTGTTGCTATTCCGGCTACGTATATGGATCACCCATCTTTAGAGCCAGATCTATCAAGTTTAATAACAAGAAAACAATATATTGATAGTGATATTGTTAGTTATTTGTACTGGCACAGTCCCCACGCTTTTTTAAGGCAGTTAAATCTACAAAACGATCTTCAAGTTTTTAAAAAAAGAATTGAAGCTCACGAAGGATCCCTAACTATAACTTCGGCAGATATAGATGATAAGATAGAAAGAATTAAACTTTTTCGTAACCAACTATTTGGTTTTCTAAGCATTAACGATATAGATATTCGCAGCCTTCCTAGTGAAGTCCGAGATAAACACGAAATTGAATTTGGGTTAGACGATAACTTTAAAGTTGTTTTTGTTACGTATACTGATGAGACAGGCAAAGCGCGCTTTTTGAGAAAAGGTATGAATGTTCTCAATGAAGCAATCCAAGCTTTTGCCGATCCAACTACTAGCGCTTATTTGTTTTATGCTGATCAAATTCGCGAAGCTATAAAAGAAGATACGTATCACGGGATTGATTTAGTTCAGAAGTTTACTTTTCCAATACCTGTCGCGCGCCCATCTGATAAAAGTCAAGAATCAGATTCGAATAGCAGCCCTGCTCCAAAAAAAGAAGACGAGCAAGAAATTGAATCGCTACAGAAAAAAGATAGCAAGACCGCAGAAGATGTAAAAAAAGAAAATAGTCTCTTAGGTTCTCCTGAGAGAAAAAGATTTAAAGCAGAGATTGTTAACAAAGAAACATTTGATTCTGGAGACGAAGTTTATCAAAGTTTCGACAGGATAATAAATTCCTCTAACAGTGTCGAAGGCGTATTCAATAATGTCTTGGATAAGGCACCAGTGTATAATTTAATGGCAAAGTCTGCTCTTTGTTTAGCAAATCGATCTGATGCTCTTAGTGGTACAACACTTATCGAAGGTCTAGAATTAACACTCGACGCGTTACAGGATTTTACAAAAATAAAAAATCAAGTCGAGATTCTAAGTAAAAACTTGGATCAAATAGGGTTTGAGTTTCCAAAACTTAGTTATTCTGATGATCCTCTGGCAGAAATGTCAGACAATATAAGAATAGAAATATTAAATACTTTGAATACAGAACTGCTGCCAGTTGTGCAAACAGTTTTGCAAGATTTATCTAATTTTTGCCAAGGTTTGAACCTTAACTTGCCTTTAGAAAGTCCACCAGATTCAGATCCAAACTTTGATCAGCTAAGCCCAGATGAATTAGAAAACTTAAATAACTTATTTAACGCTTCTGCAAAAACAAATTTTCCAGGTGACCAAAATATATTTGACAGCCTGAACCCTGGAGCTTTGCAAAATATTCGTAGTAGTTTATATGAGATTGTAGAACAAATGTCGGGCATGCCACTAAGTCCACAAGTAGTTAGTGATTTGCAAAATTTATTGCAAGTGCTTTCAAGTATACTGCGGCCTACAGAAATATGTAGTCTTTTGGCCGGCGAGGCAACCCAACTAGTATTGAGCATATGTCTTACAATAATAAGACAGCGAGAAGAATTTCTACTTCTAAGCGAATATCTTAACACCACTGACGCAGTTAAGAAGTTTTTTATAGGCTTAGGAAAATATGCTAATAAAAGCATATGCTCGACAGCAGTCTCTGATTTAAGTTTGATTTCATTATTATGTGAAAACGAATTAAACCAAAGAGCATATTGTGAAGTTTTACAAAAGAAAGGTTTTACTCCGGAAGAGTGTCAAGAGATTATAGAAGAAAACAACAATGACGATCAACAAAAATTAAAAACTTTGACTGAGATTCTATCAGCAGAAAATATATCTGATTATTTTCAAGAAAGATTACCAGAAGTATTTTGTAATGCTGACGAGCCTGGACTAGCTCCTGTAAATGATGATTTCATGACAGAGATTATTGAGTCTTCTATATCAAGTACACTGCAACTGTTGGAAACTACTTTGAACGCCGAACTCAAAGGCGTAACTACGATGTTGATACACGAAAGAACAGAGGCTTACGGCGGCGAAACTCCAAGGCCACCAGAAATTGGTCGTGATTACACAAATCAAGATTTTCCTCTTGGATCGTCGGGCACTCCTATGTCGGGAAAACTTTTTTATAAAACTGCATATCTCGAATCTGGAGGCTCAGAAGTACCCTCGGTGACACTAGATATGTTGCCGCCCGGAATGTCGATAAATGATTATGAAGATCTTGAAGTAGGTTCCCCACTAACTGATAATTGGCCAAAAACAGATAAAACAGTAAGAGAAGTATCGCCAAAATTTGTTGAGAATGCAAATGCGACAAGAGATATAGGTAGTATCAAGATTGAAACAAAAAATACTAGTGAATTTACAAAAAGATTTTCTGTATCTATTGATCAGCTAGAGCAATCTTTATTGAATTCTGCGCAGGATGAATTTCTTAGATTAGTAAATACGAGCGGGGAAGAATCCTTAGATCAGCTGTCTCCCTCTCAAAAAGCCGAGGTAGAACAGACTTATAATAATATTATGAATAGTTTGGCAGATAGAGTAGAACAAAAAAACTTAGTTTCTTACAAACTGCCATCATACCAATATTTATCAAGTACTGAAGCCGAAGAAAGAAACTTACCAATTAGTTATAGTCAATTTGCGGTAACTAAAATTCCCGCAGTTAAGGATGGCAATAATTATAAAACAGTTTTGTTAAACGGATTTGAAGAAGTTTCCGACAAAGAAACAATTAACAGAATTGAATTTTTAAAAGATTATCCTCAAGCTGCCGGCCAAGGTACTATCGAGCTAACAGATACTTCAAAGATAACTCTACAAGAATACACATTTGCAAAAATTTTGTCTATCTCTTTAGCTGAATTGAATTCGTCTGAGTCGGGCAATGCAGATGTAAAAGTAGAATTAGAAAATGAATTTGTTAACCTATTTTCTTTTGCTCTTGCTAGTAAACAGAATGAAATTATTGAAGAATGTTTAAAATCTAGATTTTTTACAGCCACAAATTTAGACAAAATATTGCTTGAACCAGTGACTGGAGACGCCTATGACGCCCTTGCTTGCTCAGATCATCCAAATATAGATTTAGAAAACCTTAGAAAAGGACTGCTAGACTTTGGTGATACCATAAAAGAAGTTACTGATTTCTATAATGATATGGCTTGTGAAACTCACGAGAGATCTGACGATGAAGCTGATCCGCTATCGGACGCAATACGTTATGGCACTATGCTTATCTTTGTAAAACTAATAGTAGCAGAAGCAGTAATTAACTCTCTCTTTTTCTTTTCTCGCTTCGACGCGCTAGAAACAATGTCAAATTCAAATATGTTTCTTTCAATGATTATGTCTAAATTTAAAAATCAAGCTGAGGACTCAAAAGTTAATCCATTATTTTTTGAAGAGGTAGAAGAAGTAGCTTATAAGAAAATGTTTACCAATGCATCTGGGTTTTCAAAAATTAATTTTCTATCAAAAGAAATTATTTTTGATGATAATGAAAACGTCGATGACCGCCAATACACAAACTTTAGAGAAAATATTTTTAATGTTCATGATGTCAAGGTGTTGAAAGAATGGCAAGAAACACAAGAATACACGCCTGTAGTAAAGAAAATTTTAGAGATTAATCCTCTAGAAGAAATAATTCCTGATCCCGATGATGATCAAATGGCTGCAGTGTTACTTTTGGCCGCTGGCCAAGATGATGGATTACAGGCGTTAATAGATCCTGTTTTGGCATTTTATGAAACAAGGTTTAAAGATTTAGCAGTTAAACTTATGATCAACGACGCTATAACAAAGATGGCTCCAAGAGTAAATTCCATATTTCTAGATATTGACAGAGCAAGAATCGATACTAAAAAAACTTTATTGTCTTCAAATATACTTTTTGACTTACAAAATGATTTGGTTGATGTTGAAGGAGGTATTGAAAGACAAGGTTTTGAGTCAACAACACAACTTTTTCAAAATGTAGAAGAAGAGATCTTGACGTCTGAAACAGCAATACTTAAATATATTAAAGAAAGTGATAGCCCGGGCCAAGGACAGGTGCGATTCAATTTCAGCGAGTTTATCCCCCCAGAGATTACATACGGGCCAGAATCACCTCGTCAAAATATAGTTGAGGGAATTGATTACAAAAGTGAAAAAACTAAAGCTAGTTTAGCTCAGACAACAGCAGTTAAGAATATTTGTTTAGACGCTTATGATAATTATAAGTATTATTATGCTGCAGCTACAAAAAGTACTTTTTATGATAGTAGTGGAAACTTAACAAAACTAGGAGAATCAACTAAAAATGGTGGTTTTATATTACAAAAATATATTTCAATTAAATTTAATAATAAAGACACCATTAATTTTAACAGTGAGGCTAGCCCTTATTTTGGACCTAACGAATACGATAAATTTGTAAAAAACTTTAGAAAAGTTATTAATAATGGCGTTTTTGCAATTGACACAGTGACTGAAGAAATTTATGGTGTTAATCCAGAGAACTATGATGAGGGGCTAGTTCCCTGGGGCGAAGATCCGATTGAAGTAACGACAACTACAACAACAGGTTTATATGGAAAGTCTAACGAGTTATTGTTGTCACACAAACAATTTGATTTTGCTCTTCGAGCAGCCTGTACTTCTATCTCTCACATCGATGTAAAATTAAACGAAATATTTAAATATATTCGCCACGGTGTTAGATTGGTGTATGTTATGCCGCACAATATGCAAAAATTAAGTTTGAAATCACAACAAGATTTTGCTGTAAAGCTCTCATCGCCGGAAAGATTTGTAGCCAAAGGTTCGGCCCCCGCCGAAAAAATATTTTTAGGAAAGGCTACTCAAGGACAAATAGAAAATCTTTTATTAACTAGGGGCTTTCCAAGTGAAGCTGACGATTTGAAAGTTGAAATATTTTCTAAGAAAGTATACCAAATAAAAGAGCCTGCTCCCTCCAATGCTGTAATTACAGAAAATTTACCTGGAGTTGATAAATTTTATAACTTTTATTTAGCTAATATAGCGGATAATATAGGGCTTAATGAAGAATTAAATTTTGATATTTTTAATCCTTATACATTTAGTTCTAAAAAAATACAATCTTTTTACTTAATTCCTATTTTTGATGCCAACGAAGAAGAAGATTTAAATTCATTAGAAAACTTAAACATCAGCGACGTTTTGTTTATTCTTAAAGATGATCCCGGCCAACCTTTGCAAGCCTGGAACGAGGACGTAGAAAATCAAAAATTAGCTTTTAGGCCTTCTATTGCTGTCAGAATGGGAGCAAAACCGCGTTCATTAGTTGATTCTATCTTTGAAAAGCCAAATGTAAAAGTTTTAAATGATTATACTTTATCAAGTAAAAATTTATTGAATTTCGCTGTCCTTCAGCAGACATATTTTCCGCATAATGAAAGTTTTGACATTGATAAATTATTTCAAGGCACTAAAAATATGCTTGACAGTTTATTTGAAGATAGCCAGGAAGGTAGAGATGATTGGTCTCCTATGGTCACCAAAGACGTATTAGCCGGTTGGGGCGAAGAAATGAATCGTGCAATGTCTGCAATTCTTCCACAGGGTTCATTTTATCAATGGTTATCACAAGTTATTCCTAAATGGGCGCTAAGACACCTCTTAAAAGCAACGGATCCTTGTATGAAGGTTGCTTTTAATCAGCAGGAAGCTTATGGCTGGGATGATTCTAAATTACCAGAAATTATTTTTGGCTCTCTATTAGTTAATCCTACAAACTGTGTTCCAACTGATTTTGATCCATTTGGCTTAAATATAGTTAATAATATTCCAAAAGATCCAAGTGATCCGGCAAAAGTTTGTGCCCCAGGAATCAGACCAGTGCCTATATTCCCGCCGATATTCCCTTTCTTTGGCAATCCATTTTTACCAATTACGCCTCCTGGTTTAACCTACGTGGGTATGCAATTCTTAACAGGATTTACAGACAAATATACGCCACAGCAAGATACATCAACCGAAGATGCCCAACTAGTAGATTTGGAACAAACAGGAGTTTCTTCAAATGATTCTTCACTTTGTGGACCGGATTCTAACTTAAATCAAGATCCGTATCTAATTACTCAAGAAGATTAAGGAGAATTTTAAATGTATGGAATTTCACCAAAGTTACCACTAATTGTAAATGATTTGGACGGCCATTATGGTTTAAACAAAACTATTCGTCAAGCAATCAAGCAAAATTTTAAAAATTTAATTTTAACTTCTCCGGGCGAAAGAGTTATGGATATTCAATTCGGAGTTGGATTAAGAAACTACTTTTTTGAAAACTTCACAGAAGAAGTAGCAGATAATATTAGATTTAGAATCGTAAATCAAACAAGATTATATATGTCTTTTATTGAAATCAACTCTATTGATATCAACCAAGGAGAAACAAATCCTAATGCGTTATTCGTTAAAATTGACTATTCGATTCCAAAACTAGGCGCTAATGATAATTTGATCTTAAATGAAACAACTTAAAAAACAAAACAAAACTAATTAATATTGTTGAGGATATTAGATGGCAACAACAGATGTAAAAGAACTAGCGATAGATTATACCGCAAGAAATTTCTCTTCAATCAGAGAAGAGCTGGTAACATACGCAAAAAGATATTACCCTGATACTTTTAAAGACTTTAATGAAGCATCTTTCGGCGCTTTAATGTTAGATATGGTTTCCTATGTAGGAGATATATTATCATTCTATACTGATTACCAAGCCAATGAAAGCTTTTTGCAGACTGCATTGGAATATAATAATGTAATTAAGTTAGCTAGACAATTAGGGTATAAATTTAATGCATCTCCAACGGCCCACGGTATTCTTCAATTTTATATTTTAGTGCCTGTAGCATCTGTTGGAGGTGGCCCCGACACAAATTATTTACCGATATTGAAAAGAGGAACAACTCTTAACTCTACAAATGGGGCCAGCTATATTCTTGTTGAAGATATTAATTTTGCTAATTCTTCAAATGAAGTAGTCGTAGGAGCTGTAAATGATGTAACTGGTGCCCCCACAAGTTACGCGATTAAAGCGGCGGGCGCCGTAATTTCCGGCCAGTTTGCAATTTTAGATTTTGAAATTGGAGAATTTGAAAAATTTAGAAAAATAGAAATTCCCGGAGGACAAATTGTATCAGAGATAGTTTCAGTAACCGACAGTAACGGAAATGAGTACACAGAAGTAGACTACCTATCACAAGATGTAGTATATAGCACAATCGTTAATCCGGATGCGGATCAAAGAATTATGACACCTAGTATCATTAAGCCAATCGCTGTTCCAAGAAGGTTTGTTTTAGAGAGAGAAGCACAAAATACATTTATTATCTTTGGCCATGGATCCGAATCTGACCTAAGAACTGACCCAGTAGCTGAACCAAATAAAGTTATTCTTGATTTACACGGCAAAGATTATGTTACTGATAAAAGTTTTGATCCTAACAATCTTATAAGCTCTGATAAATTAGGTGTTGGGCCGGCCAACACAACACTCACTGTTGTATTTCGAACAAATCGCTCGAACACAGTAAACTCACCAGTAGGTGCTGTAACACGCGTTGGAACTAGTAATTTTAGATTTAATAGTGCTTTTAGTTTAAATGGCAGCAGTATGAACAGTGTGATTAACTCATTACAGGTTAATAACGAAACTCCAATTTTAGGAGATCCAATAAATGCTTCTACCAACGAGATCAGACAAAAGGCATACGGTTCATTTTTTAGTCAAAATAGAGCGGTGACACTGCAAGATTACAAAAATCTAGTGTATTCTATGCCTTTGCGTTTTGGTTCAATTTCGCGTTGCAGTATGGTAAAAGACAGCGATTCCTTTAAAAGAAATTTAAATTTATATGTTTTAAGCAAGAACAACAATGGTACTTTAACAAATTCAAACTCTACATTAAAATTAAATTTAAAAACTTGGCTCAACAAGTATAGAATGATTAATGATAGTGTTGATATTTTAGACGCTAGAATTATTAATCTAGGAGTTACTTTTGATATTATAGGTCGTAGAGGATTCAATAAAGCAACCATTCTAAACGATTGCTTACAAGCATTAGGAAACTTATTTGCAGTTGCTCCTGACATAGGTGAATTTTTAGAAATAACAACCATTTATAAAACTTTAAATTTAGTTGAAGGTGTTGCTGACACTGTTAATGTTGAAGTTAATCAAAAATTAGGTTCTCTTTACTCTGATACGTTTTTTGATATTGAGAGCGCTTACTCGGCAGATCGCAGATTTATAAGATTTCCTATTGACACTATATACGAATTTAAATATTCAACTGATTTTGAGGGTACAATAAGATAATGGCTATCAAAAGATACACTGCAGATAAAGATAACACTATAACGAATGCATTCGAAGAGAACCTTACGACTAGGGCTACTGGATCAAATATGGGTGCTTCTGATGTACTTGAAGTATTTTCTATCTATGGGCAAACGTTTAGCTCTGCATCTACAACCGGAATAACACAAACACAAGAGCTATCTCGCGTTTTAGTTCAATTTCCGGTTGCAGATGTTATAGCAGATAGAGCTGCAGGCCATATTCCTGCTTCAGGTAGTGTAGACTTCTATTTGTGTATGTACAATGCTAAACATGGCGAGACAGTGCCAAAACAAGCAACATATGTTGTTGTACCCGCCTCTTCTTCTTGGGAAGAGGGTATCGGACTTGATATGGAAAACTATCAAGATTTAACAAACAATAAAGAAGGCTCTACTTGGATCAAGAGAGCTGGAAACACCAGCTGGAATACTATCGGAGGAACTTACTTAACTGCTGCAGCAGGAAATAATTATGGAGACCGAAGACAAACAGTAACATTAGAAAATGGAACAGAAGATTTAAAAATTGATGTTACTGACGATGTGGAAAGATGGATTAAAGGTACATTAGCAGCGGGAGGTTTTCCAAACTATGGATTTGGAGTATTCTTAACATCTAGTCAGGAAGCTTATTTTTCCAGCTCGGCAGGTACTTTTTCAAGTGGAAACTCAATTCAAAATGTTTCTGGAGCAACACGCTCTTATTACACAAAAAGATTTTTTGCTAGAACTAGTCAATTTTTTCACAAGAGGCCATCAATAGAAGCTAGGTGGGATTCATCAATAAAAGATAATCGAGGAAATGTACAATATAGTAGTTCCTTATTGTCGGCAACCGATAATTTAAATACTGTTTATTTATATAATTTTGTTAATGGCCAATTAAAAAATATTCCTGGGATTGCAGACGCGTCCAAAAGAATATATGTCCAGTTGTTTTCTGGATCAAGCACTCCTTCCGGATCACCAATTGATTTAGTTACTACGACTGATTTTACAACTACTGCTGTGCCAACTGTGGTAACCGGAGGCTACGTTGCAACAGGAATATATTCGGCATCTTTTGCATTGACCGCTGCAGCTCCTCCACTAAGTAAAATATTTGATGTGTGGTACTTGGATGGTACCAATAAGCTCGGCGCGCAAGTAAACACTTCATCTTTCGAACCTAGTGTTTTTAAAAGTTCTACTGAAAACGTGCCTAATTCATACGTTATAAACATTAATAATCTTAAATCTAGTTACAACAGCAATGAAATTGCTAGGTTTAGAGTATTTACTAGGCTAAAAGATTGGAATCCTACAATATATACAAGAGCAATTGCAAAAGTAGAAAATTACTTGTTAGACGATATGTATTTCAAAATCAATAGAACTGTTGATGATGAAAATATTATATCGTATGGAACTGGCAGTACATCACCTCAAGCAGTTGGTACCAATACTTCATACACTAGATTATCTTATGATATATCTGGTTCTTATTTTGATCTGGACATGTCGATCTTAGAGCCTGGATATATGTATTATATACAGGTTGCATATTATGATAACAACTCTTACAAGCAATTTAATCAAACATTTAATTTTAAAGTAGAAGATAACGGATATTAGGATCTAGATGGATAAAAAATTTACACAAAATAAATTTTCTGAAGAACAGAAGTCGCTCGCCAGCCTTTTTACAGGAGTTGTAATTGGTAGTTCAAGTACAACTGCTTCTTTTTCTGATGATGCAGAATCAAGTAATTTTATAAAATCTTACAAAGAACAAGAAAATCGTTTTGTACCTCAAATTAATTTTGCCACGGCGTCTAATTTTGCAAAATTTGGCTCTGCTACTTCTTATTATGAAGACGCTTATACTAGAATTCACAATCAGTATCCGTATGATGGCTCTCACCGAGAAAAAGTATTATGGAATCTTTCTTCAAGTTACTTAGACAAATACGTATTTGATAATCTTTACCCAAGAACAAATGGATTTATTAATATAAATAGCGGCTCTAACAGCTATACATCTACAAAAGCATCAGAGTATTATAGTAGTAGCGCTCCACAATACGTATCGTTTAAAGGAGGCCCCCATGCTGATCCTAACGGAAATTTTAAGCTTGATATATCTACAGGTCTAAGTACCACTTCAATATCTAAAGCAAATATCTATGATACTGGAAGCAAAAGAAATAATAATTTAGAAATAAACACTGATAACGGAATTACAATAGAGTTTTGGCTTAAGAAAAATGGCTGGCCAACAACACCCGACGCGGGCTCTCACAAAGAAGTAATTCTAAATGTTACAACAACCGGCTCAGTTAATAATGACTCCTACTGTATCTTGTATCTAAGCTCCTCAGCAAAAGATAATTTATATTTTAATATTACATCAGGTTCTGTGTCTTCGACGACTTCCGCAGCTTTTCTTTTTGATACAGAACTGACAGATATTGCTGATGGAAAGTGGCATCATTATGCGATCACTGCTAAAACTAGTGGATCTGTTACGGCCGCAAATTTATATTTAGATGGTGTTTTTAAAACTAAACAGGTTTCTGGATCAGTTTTAAATCCTGTAACTGCTTCAACTCAAGGCGCCTTGGGAGCTTGGGCCGGCCATCTTAAAGCCGCCGGCAACACTTTTTTTGGCCCGGGCTACGGCAATCTAGTATCGGCTTCTGTTGACGAATTTAGATATTGGAAGACAGAAAGAAATGCTAAACAAATTGGAAGATATTATATTAGTGATGTAAATGGCGGAACGAATACAGATCTTGCTAATGTTGATTTAGGAGTTTACTTTAAATTTAACGAAGGGATAACACAAACATCCTCTGTTGACCAGACAGTACTTGATTATTCTGGAAGATTAAGTAACGGAAGAATTGTTAATTATAATTCAACTAATGGCAGATCAATCAATTCTGCTATTGTACAATCAGGTAAATCAAGTTTAGAGTTTAAAGATCCTATTGTCTATTCTTTTCATCCAACTGTTAAATCTAGTCTTGCTGATCTAAAAATTAAAGGCAATGAACACGATTTTAATAACTCTAACTCCTTAATTAATAGCATACCTGCGTGGATCATTGAGAATGATCAAACAGAAGGAACTGGCCAACTAGCTAATTTAATTCAAATTTGTGCAAATTATTTAGACAGCCTATATCTTCAAGTTGAAGCATTACCAACAATTCGAAATATCAATTATGCATCGTCTAGCGCAAAGCCACATTTCTTTAATGATAGGTTATTAAAAGATTATGGATTTAACGTTGATGAAATATTAACAGATGTTAGTTTGTTTTCAAACGCTAACACTAGAGACGAAGATAAAATATTTGAAAGAAAACTATACGAAGTAAAAAATCAAATTTACAAAAATATTTATAACAATCTTGTTTATATATATAAGACAAAAGGAACTAAGAAATCTTTTCGCAATCTGATGAGATGCATCGGAATTGATGAAGAATTGATTCGCTTAAATCTTTATGGCATGAATACAGATTGGCAAGCGCAAACAAATACGCGCGCCGTCTCATCTAAAACAAAGTATGCAGATTTTTTCAATAATAATCAAGCAGTTGTATATGGATACCCCGAGCCAGGAAATTCAAATTCACGTAGTTTTATTTCTGGATCTGGCGACGCAACTAGCGGAATTGATAAATTATCTTCAATAACAATAGAAGCAGACGTACTATTTCCAAAATATCCTCTAAACTCTAGTGCTAATAATAAGAATTTTCCGTTTTTATCCTCTTCGATTTTTGGTATGAACGGAGTAAAACACCCGGAGGATGCTGATAACTTAAGTTGGCCGGCAACAAATATAAATGCTTCTTCTTCTTTACAGGTGTATGCAGTAAGAAAACAAAAACAAACATCGGTAGACAATCCAGAGGTATTTTTTATGCTGTCAGGTAGTATGCTGACCGCTCCAATCACCTCTTCTACATACTCTGATGTTTATCAAAATTCAAAATGGAAGTTAGCTGTTCGTCTCAAGCACAGATCTCAGGGTACAGGATTAGATTTTGTTTCTGGTTCTATCAGTGATGAAGTTATTGATGTTAGTCTATTCGGTGCTCAAATTATTGCGGATTCGGTTTTAAATCAATTTAATATTTCAGGGACAGTGCAAGATAGCTTAAAAGATGGGCCATTTATTGAAGCAAAAAGAATATTTGCTGGCGCCTACCGTAATGATTTTACGGGATCAATTTTGCAGAGAGCAGACACGTTTATAACAAATGTAAGATACTGGAATTCATTCATAGAAGACGAAACTTTATTTTATCATGCTAAAAATGATCAATCTTATGGAACACAACATCCTTACAGAAATACTTATTTGTTTGAAGGAAAGAAGACAACTGGCTTGTCAACAACAGAGATGCCAAAAATTGAATCTTTGGCTTTGAATTGGAATTTCAATCAAGTAACCTCTAGTGATTCGTCTGGTCGTTTTGTAGTATCAGATTTTTCAAGTGGATCTAATGAATCCTCGGATTATAAATTATCAAATATTACGCAAAGGCAGCACACTGGCCGCGGCGACTTTTTTACTTTTAGTTCTTCTGAAGTTGTAGAAAAAAAGTTTGAGCCTTCAACAAGACTGGTGCCGTTTGATCAAATAAACTCTGATGATATGGTTGAAGTTGTTGACTTCGAAGGTGAGATATTTACTAGAGAAAGTCGACCACAGGAATATTTCTTTGCTTTTGAGAAAAGCATGTATGCAAATATTTCTGATGAAATGTTAAATATGTTTGCAACAATTAGAGATTTTCATAATATTGTTGGAGAGCCTGTCAATAGGTACCGAAAAGAATATAAAGAAATGGAAAAACTACGTCAGCTTTTCTTTAGAAGAGTTGGCAATACTCCTGACTTAGATAAGTTTATAGAGTACTATAAGTGGATTGATAATTCTATTTCAACTATGTTAATGAACTTGGTTCCTGCGACGGCTAATTTTGCAAACAGTGTTAGAACTTTAATCGAAAGCCACGCGCTAGAAAGAAATAAGATAGAGACTAAATTTCCAACTTTAGAGCTAAATCAGCCTGAGCCTATCGGACAAATTAAAGCAATCAATGAATTAGATTATGATTGGAAACACGGTCACAGTCCAATTTCTGGAAAACAAAACGATAATTGTTTATATTGGAAAGATAGAGCAGAAAGAAACGGTACCGCTACAACTTCTGGCAATTCGGCAGTTGATGCCCAAAGGGAAACAATTAGAAGAGTAGCGAATACAGTAGTCTCTGGCTCTACCTATGTTTTAAGAAAGTTAACCAGACCTTACAAGTTTACCGCAAAAAGATCTGAAGATTTTACAATCGACAATATAAAACTAAATTTTGCCAAAACAGAACTGAATAGAAGTAACCCAACAGAAAATATTGTGCTGCAGCGCATCAAAAACTTTAAAGATTGCAATGATGACAAAGAGCTTCGCTCTAAAAGAAAAATTGATTTTCAAGCTAATGTCAACGGAGCATTGCTTAATGGAGCAACTGTAGCGCCATTTACTATATATTCATCATCTGTGTCTACTGGCTATAAAGGCGCCCTAAGTGTATTTAGCAATCAAGTAGAAATCAATAACAATCATATTGATGCATATGGAACAGAAACACAGGCTCCGTTACAAGGGCCATTCTCCAATATTCACGTCGGTGGTAAAAAATCAAGAAAAGCCGAGCCTTTCTCTACCACGGATCGTGTTGAAGAATATGTTTTGTCTGCAAGCGCAACAAAAATAACCCTTAAACAGGTGCCTTCCGACAAGCCACAATCGTCGTATTTCCTAGATGAGATTGCTAAACGTCCGGTCGTAATCAAAAATATTAAAAGCACTACATCGTCAGTGTATTTAGGTAACTATTCTAAAGATTATCAAATTGTTCAAACAGTTGGAGCCGACACTCAAAGAGGCTGGCTAAAAGACAATTTTGGATCGGTAACACAAGTTACACCAGAGATACTTAATTTAAGCGGAAATATCAACTTCAGCAACTTCGATAGAAGTAACAACTCACTTAAGAGTGTAACGATCGCTGACCGCTTCTCTGGACCCGGTTCTCCGGAAGCAATGTCCCCAGGCTACCTTGACCCTGCCTCGCACACGTTCTCCGTTTATAACGGCATAAACTACCGTAATATAACCGTTCGTTTACCAAGATCAAACGTTACGTTTACATCTTCAAATAGCGCACCGGCGGCACAGAATTATCAATTTAAACCTTTTGGCGGTAATCCAGATCAAAACTTGAGAACTTTGCGAACAGGCGTTCCGTTGAGAAGTTTGCTAAGACATCCAATGTCTGTAGAAGGCGCCGATATGTATTTGACAGCACCAAACGGAAGCTTCCTGACTGCATCAATTCATAAAGTAAACAGAAATAAAAAGAATTCACCAATACCTTTCGGTGTCTTCGTTATCAACCACGCCCTTCGCGACAATGGTTTTGTACAGCATGCCATACCTCAAAGTGATAGACAATACACCTGGGTTACTGCATCATTAAAAAATTCTATGGCCGGCCCAAATATTAATACTCCTTTGTTTTACGGTGGAGGCGGTGATGGTACAACTGCTCCTTTGGGATATTCAGTAAAATCAAACGATACAACTTTTATTAGTGCTAGTTCCGTAAACTCAGCGGGGGTTAATGTTGATTTTGCGAACCTAAACATTCTGGTTAATGATCCAGTGGATGCCTCTATAAATCTGATCAGTTCTTCAAACGGAGAATACAGAATTACAAATGTGGGTACAATTGCTCAAGTTGAAGTTTTGAATTCTCTGATCAATCATCGTCAAGGCCCATACGGCTGGCCAAGTTGGAAACAAACACGCGGCGGTTTAAATCCAATTGTAAGAAGCCATAGAAAGACAAATACGTTCAGCACAATAGATAGATCGGCTCCTGTTTTCGATGTCCTTCCTTATAGTTGGCCCGATAATATTATGGAAAATGCTACTAAATCGTTTGTAGACGGAAGAAGACAAATCATTAACTTGACTGAATCTGTTGTAACCATAAATTATAAACCAATGCATATTGATGTCTTTATGAAAGGAATCGGAAATAATGGTTTGCCTGCTGATACAAATAAAGCGCTATCACAAAAGTTTAAATTTACATATGGTAATGAAACTGCATACTTTGCTGAGGATAGAATATTTAATTCTCTAACGGCAGATAACTATAAAGACATTCTAGACGCTAGCAGAAGCAGATCGGAAGCTTACAAAGCAATTGTGGGTCTGTACTCACCAGACTCAGCAGATGCTACTAGTGTAGTCAACCCTGTACAGCAATTTGGATCACTTAAGGCTTCACAAATTGTTTGGCCGAGGACCAGAAACACGTTCCTCTACAGAACAAATGCTAGAAACAGTTACACAGAACAAGCTGGATATGGATCAAATGGATATGATAGAATTAATCATAGAAGCTTTTGGAGAAACAGGCCAGAAGACCGAAGAAGAACTGACCAAGCAGCTCTTAATAGTCAAGGAGGTATTATCTCACATTCTGTGGGCACTGGTAAAAAAGGCCCCGATATCTCTAGCGGCAGCTTTAATAGGGTCGGCAAAGGCGGTCTTAGTATTTGGCCACTAGATGGAAGATACGTAGGATCAATGACACAATTAGCTTTTGATGGCTTCGGCAGCAATAGTATTCTTGGTAGTTTTAGCAACGGCGGCGCGAATTATGTGCAACAACAAGGCAAAGTTAATTTCCCCAGCATCACCATCAACGGCCAAACATACCCGGCTACAACAGCCTCTGTGGCAGGAGAATTATTTGGCAGCGGCATGTATCGTAGTGCAGTTATAGCTTCATCAGTTGACGTTGTTGAAATCAAAAATCGATTTGTAACAGCATCAGCTAGATACCATGGAGTTGATTGGAATATGGGGGCTTTCAGTGGTTCAGTAAGTTCTTCAACTTACGCAACGTCAAATTTAAGTTCCACACCTCAAAGGCTTGCATATACCGCATCTTCAAATATTGAATGGACTACGAATATCGATTCTGGCAAAAATCCCTGGTATGATTCTTATAATGATTATGCTTCGGACTTAAGAAAAATTGGAAAAGATTATTCTATAATTCCTGAATTCAATATTTCTGATCATATGCATTATTATGTAAATGAGAAAAAGTCTGATTTCTTAAGTGAAATGCCAACAGATAAATTAATTATTCAAGGTATACACAACTCTTCTAGTGTTAATTCTAGGTTTTATGAAGATTATTCACATTCTGACTTCTTGAAGAACTTTGATCTAGTAATTAACGATCATAAAGAGTTCGCAGATGTTAAAACAATCAATCTAACATGCCATGGTCTAAAAAAATTATTACCTTACAATGGTTTTTATCCTGTAACAAGAACAGTGCAGATGGCAACATTATTATCTGAGTCGTTAGGTTCTAAAATTATTGGCAGCGGCAGTGATACAGATGCTAGATATGTTGATGAATATGGAGCTTTATTTGAGGTTCAAGGCATGCAAGCCTTGTTGCAACCATTGATGGCCCCTGGTATTTTGTATAATACAATTAAATCTGGCCTCGCCGTCGACTGGCCTTTGTATACGGGATCTGCTCCAATTTACGCTTTATCTGGAAATACTATCACTGGATTGATTAATCAAAAAACATACATTAGTTCCTCTGCTAATTTTAGATTACCATTCGAAGCAATTTATAATCTAGATAACATCCCTATTTCTAAAGAAGGAGATACAAAAGAAATTTATGCTTTATCTAATGAGGGAACTAACGCACAATTTGTCTGGAAAGGCGATCGAAACAACGATCTCTACGAACGGGCAATGAATAACTTCTTAGCAGAAAGTGTCAATTTATTTTTAGATTCCGGAAAACTAACTTCCTTTAGATCAAAGCCTATGTCAGAGATTAGTTTTAAAAATGGTGTTAACTATAGAATGTCGATTGACATTGAGAAAACAGCAGGATTTTTAATGACAGAAGGAGCTTCTGCTGATTCTATAATATCAAGTGATATATTTAGAGCTGCTCAATATGAAACTAGATCTTATGGCTGGCACGGCACCGCTAAAAGAGGAATTATTTATGGCCCGGCCGTTAGATTCTTTAATAACACTCCTTTTGGTCGATTGGAACCAGATGGCTGGCCATACTGCGAACAAAATGATCCTGCTTTTGCACCTTATACACCACCTTACTTCTATGGAAAGGCAACTGTTGACTTGGTGTATAAAAACACCGTAGACCACACAGAGACGCCCTCTCTATCGACAATATTTGCATATACGTCAGCTTCTTTCTCTAATGATTTAAGTAATATACCGACAGGATCTTTCTATACCTCATCGGCTGCCGTGAGGACCAATGGTACCCCGTGGAGAAATTTAATTAGTTCTTCTAGTCCTGCAATCCAAACAATGATGCAAGTTTCATCTTCACTTAACTTATTCGGAAGAACAAACAGTCTATTGCAAACAGTTGCCCCTGACGGCACCCCGATAAGCTTTACTGATCCGGAAGATCCCACAGATCAAGAAAGATGGGTCATAGCAACCAAATATGAGTGCCCGGTGCTAAACTTTAATCATTATACAAAGGATACTAAAGCGAGAGGTATGTGGAATGGCTATGGTAATATTCCAGATTACAGTGCAGAAGGTATTGAAATTAGATTAAGAGAGACAAATCCAACAGCTTTATTTAATCCATCAATCAATAATACCGAGGGCTCACTCTTAATGAAGTTCTTTGGTGCCGAGCAGAAAAGAAAATCAGTTGGTAAATTAGCAAAAGACTTTACAAAATCTATATCTGAGTGTATTGTTGCAATACCGTACTTGCCTGGAAATAACGCAAGCAATAGTCTTGCAGCTGCATATGATTGTATATATTCGAGAGATGACGATAAATATTTCTTCCCAATTAAGTTTGGTTCCGAGGGAACAAAATTTGTAGCTAACGTNCCTGCGNNCGGCGCCCAGTTGAAAGAAGAAGATAAAGCTTCAGAATCGACCGAAGGCTTGATAGAAAAAATGAAAAAGTTTGTTTTTCCTCCAAGGTATGACTGGGTAAATAATGAAGAGCCAGTTCTAAGTCCATTTGCTATGTTTGCGTTTGAATTCAAACATTACTTCTCAAGACAAGAATTAGCAGATATGTGGCAGGGAGTAATGCCTGATATTGCAACGAAGGTAGTACCAGAGACAACTTCTTTAAGTATACCAGTCGCCCCCGGTGAATTAATGGGCGAGTTCTTTGCAAAGATTTCTCAAGAAGATAATTCGAATAGTGATATAACAAATACTATGAAAAACCTAAAATGGATGGTATTTAAAGTTAAGCAGAGAGCAAAAAATGTATATGCGAATATAACAGAAGATATAACGGATAACAAATCCGGTACTTTTTTTGGAGTAGGCGAATTATTTAACGAAAATGAATTGCCATATAGTTATAACTGGCCTTATGATTATTGTTCATTAGTTGAGCTAGCTAAATTTGAAGCAGGGATAGAAATTAAATAATGGAATTTTTTGATAAAAAAGAAGAGGTTTTGGATATCCAAATAACTCCTTTAGGGAAGAGATTGATGCAAATGGGGCAATTTAAACCTCATTCTTATGCTTTTTTTGATAATGATATTGTATACGATTCAAAATTTGCAGGCGTAACAGAAACTCAAAATAATACCCAAGAGAGAATCAAAGAAGTTCCACGACTGAAACAACAAGTATATCTTTATTCGCCGGAAGAAAAAATCAATAGCAATACCGAAGATATTGATTTAGTAACGTATAATGAAAATTTATTTCAAGATAAGTCTGTAACAGGGCCCCAATCTTTAGCGAGCGAATACAATATACAAAAACAAGAATCGAGACAACTTGAGCTTGAATCATTCGGCCCATTAGGAAATATGGCTTTTCACGCCGATTCTATTCCTGCTTGGGATATAAGATTTTTTGAAGCCACTTTAACAGGCTCAACTTCTATTGTAACAACGAATAATCAAAGAATACCAAACTTAGACTGCGATGTTCAGTATAAATTCAACCTTAAGAGTATAGATCTTGATATGATAGAAGAGCCCGAAGACGAGGCTTTGCTTTCAGAGATACAAGATAATCTTTTTATAACTACTACTCCAGTCAGCAAAGATGGTAGTTATCTAGAACTTGAGCCTGAAGCTTTTTTTATTAGAGCCAGCGAAAATAATACAAATTTTTTAAATGACAATTTTGACATTGAAATTTTTAAGGTCGGCTCGGAAGGAGAAGAACAACAATTATTTTTTGATGATGAAGGCACTAGTTTTGAAGATAGTCCATTGGCAGTTGAATACTGGTTTAACGTCGAGGTCGACGCAGAGATTCCTGATAGTATATATTGTAAACAAGTCAAATCAGAAAAACTTGAAGTTACCTATACCGATAAGTTCTTGTTTAACTGTGATGATCTGATTGATGAAAATCTAGCAGTTGATCAAATCTACAACATTCCTGCTGGAGATACGGAGCCTTGTGATTAATGGCAGATAGCATAACAAATATTTCAAATCTAGTACAGACTAGCGTACCTAAAGTCTCTATACAAAGAATTGTATTAGAAACTGGCGCTCCACCAGTAAAAGTACAAAAAGATCCTCATATTGTTTTACCAAATGAGCTGCAGCCACCAACAAATACTGACACTAGTTTCGAAAAACTTTTAAGGGCAGCGCTTAAAATAGACCTAACACTTTCTTTAAAAGGCTTTGGAAGAAGAAACCTTAAAAGTGATAATTTATTATCAGATATATTTGATAATTTAAATTTAATGAAATTACTAAAAACTTCGGTATATCAAATTGATAATCAAGGTTTAAAAAATCTAGGTATCGCTGCAGGTTTTGCTAATATGTTTGGTTCTCCTGGCAATCCTAATGGAGTCGGGACAGGTGTTTCTTATCAAGAAATATATAATTTAATTAAAGATAGCCCACTGGATATTGTAACTAAAAAAGAAATTAATATTTTTGAAGAATTAAGTTCTTTAGAGAAAGGAGATTTAGCTAGATTTTCGCATAGGACATCAGATGGTTCAACTTTTTATAACTTTCCTTTCAGACTAGATACATTTGTTAGTCTCAATCCTGACCCTAAATTCCTAGCTTATATGGTTGTTACGGAAGTTGACAACGATATGCTAATTAATCATATCAAAGAAACAATTGGTGGCTCTGCCGATTACCAATTACCAACTGAAGTAGAACAATATTTACAGACTCTCAATGTTGATATATCAAACAAATCAATTTCATTTGATATTGTAATCAACAATAGTGGCGTTAATGATCAGGCAGCACTACTACAAAGAACAGATACACAAGAAATTTGGTTCGGTGGTTATCACGAAATGCAAGACGGTACTCTTATGACAGGTGCCACCCACAATGATCAAACACTCGCTGCAAAAGATAGAGACGTAGTATTAAGACCAGTACTCATGGCAAATACAAAAATTGTTGATTTGAGAGACGATGAAGAGATTGAAAAAGTATTCCTTAAGGAACTTTATGAACTAGAAAATGTTTTTGAAGCGATTCAAAAAGCAACAAATCAACCCAAGACAACAACTGAAAAATTAAAACTAGAACTACCTGAAAAATTTTCTACTTCCTATATGTCAAAAGGTTTTGATGGAACCCACTCTTACCTTTTTGCTGTTGACAAACTAAAAGTATTAGCTAATAAATCTTTATTGGCTAGAATAGGACAGAATTTATTAAATTCTAATACACTTGTTAACGACCTAAAAGAGAAAATATTGGAAGATTCAGTGATAAAACAACTTAGAATCTTTAGAAGAAGAGTTAAAGTTGATGGGTTCGGGCAAAATAGATTAGGTACTCCAAATATAAATCAAGAAAGCTTCAAGCACAATGTCTTGGACGCAGACGTAGAAAATTATTATGAAGATGTGATTCCAAAACGAGTTGCTATTTTAAGAGATGGTCTTAAAAAAATAGAAGGCTTAAGTTTTCTTGAGACAGCTTTAGATGAAAAAAGATATTGTTATTACTCTTTCAAAGATACAGAACTGAACAATATTAAACACGGAAATTATGAATATTTTTACGAACTTGTTTTAGAAGATGGTATAAGAAAAACATTAACGGAAAAAATAAAATTTTTGTCTTTGTACTACGAAGATATTAAGTCTTATTATGATTTTATTAATACAAATATTGAGGATTGTTATAGTGATTTAACCGATCAATTTAATTTTAGTTTTTTACAAGCGCAAGGATACGGAGACATAGGTAGTACACTTGCAAATATTGTTGGCCAGATGTCAGATATACTAAAAATGTTCAATCCTCAAAACGCTTCATCATACGGCATGATGAATAAAAAATTATTAATTATTTCTAATCCAATTTCTGGTAACATACAAGGTTTGATAAAGTTTATAAATACTTGTGAAACTTTTATTTCTAAGATACAAAGTTTGTCGGGAATTAAGACAGGATTAAACAAGCATTTAGATCTAGCAGTAACAAACTTAAATACTAAAACAATTGAAGTACCAAATACTGTAAAAGTAACAGAAGTTTTTGCTGACAACGCAAACCTAGAAAATATTAATGCTGGATATGAATATATTATTGCTAATGATTTGATTGAAGACGCAACCAAAGCAGATAGCAAAAATTCAATCAGAACAATATCAACAACATTATATCTATCAATGGCNAATGCCCAACTGCAAGAAAACTTCTTACTGGATGAAACAAATACTAGTCCGTTAGGAAATATTAGCAATCCAAATAAACTTAGATATTTTACTCCGACTCAAGTATTTATTGACAATCGAAAATATTTAACTAACTCATTGCCTACAAGCAATTCAGTGTTTTTATCTAGCGTTCTTAAGCCTTTTAGAGTTGACTTTGATTATTACAAGCCTATAATTTTAGATATTTTAGAATATTATCATAACAAAAATATGGATAGTAAATTAATCTCTATGGGAGTAAAGAATAATATAAGGAAACTAATAGATATTGCAGGCAGGTATGGTGTATTGTTTGATAATAGTTTCGTTAAGCAGTTAGATTATTTGTCTGATCCGGCTAAAGATGAAAATAGTGAAAAATATTCTGACTCATCAAAATTAAAAAATAACCAACAGCAAACAAGCAAAAATACAAGCTTATCTGCATTTCAATTCACACCCGAAGTTAATGAAGCTTCTGATTATGAAGATAATACATTTGAATCTGATTTAAGTCAGAATATAGAAAATTTCTTATTTGGAATGGTAAGCAATATTGTTTTAAAAGACGAAAGTCTAATACCAGAAAAGTATAAGGGCCCCGATCTTTCTGGATATCAGCAACTGCCTATTTGTCTTCAAGCATTGATAACGCAATTTGCACCACAGGGGGTGCAGATAAAACAGTATTTGGCCGGCCAACCACAACTAGGCTTTGGTTTGTTTAAAGAGACGCCCTTGAGTTTAAATACCATTGGCTGGTGGTGGTTTAATTACTCAAACGTTGTAGAGGTAAGATATCTTGAACGATACGACTCTTTTTTCAATCCAGTCTGGACTCCTTTAACGTCAGATTCATTCAACAATCTTGCTGCTTCTGACACTCCAAAAAGAATTATATGTAAATTGTATAAATATGAAAATTCTGCATGGGGAATTAGAAATAATAATAAATTTTTAGAGCTACCAATATTAAATGAGTACTTTATAATCGATCCGGGGGAAGCAACCGTAACAGCAGTTGCAGAGAAAGAAGCCCTATTGGCTATTGACCAAGAGGACGAAACAGACGTTGAGACAAAAACAAAACAAGATCTAGATGATATAATTGTTTTAGGAAATAGTCCTGATCTTAAGTCAGCCGTAAGCACAGATCCAAAAGTAGTGCAAAATAAAAATGCAGTTAGGATTAATAGAGTAGCTGAAACCTTAGTTAGTCAAGCTCGTCAACAAACAGAAAATCCACGCGCTATTAATGCTGCAACTAACGCAATTGCCCCACGCGCCCAAAACGTGCCTAGCGGCCCAAGCGCTTCTCCTGATCCATCACGTGCACCCACCCCTAGTGCAGCAGCTCCTGCATTTGCTCCACCCGGCGGCAGCGGCCGCGGCAGCGGTGGAGGTTATTGATGAGCGTTCTAATTATAATTAACGGATAAATAAATATGGCACCAGAATTAGATAAGAATAACAAACCTTTAGGTTATCAAACTTTATTTGTTAACAGTAAAGAGACTCAAATATTACCATATAAATATGGAATTCCATTAACGGCGCCCTTGCGTTTAGCTAATGATTTTTCTCAAACAACACCACCGCCTACAGCGTTTGATGTATCTAACCAAGATATTGACGATACTGATTTACTACGTTATAATTTAGGTAAATTCTTTTTTAAAATCGGAGAGCAATATAGATTTGTAGACCCGAAGTCAGTTAATGTTTCCCATACCAAAACGTTGAATCCTAATAAGACATCAATTATTACAGATTTTTCACATTTTAGACCTCCTTTGAGGTATTTTATTGGAGTGAAATCTTTGTCACCAGAGTTAGAAACTTTTGATTATGGTTTTTTAACAGGCATAGATGGAATTCAAGAAATGCTAGATTTACAAAATCTTGAAATTAGAAATACAACTTTTATTGCCCTTATATTAGATTTTGATGAGCAAGATAGTAAAAAAGAAAGTCGTTTGGGAGACAGACTAAAGTATCTAGGTGCCAATATTATGGGCGAAGATAATGAAAAAGTTTTATTTAACTATTATCTATCCAAAGGAAAAACAACGTCATTAGAACAAAATGCAAGTCCACAATATCTAGGACTCCAGCAAGCATTTTTACTAGGTACCCCTGGCGCCTTACCTCCTACCTCTGTGCAAAAATTTTTAGATCATACATTTACTTATTCGCATCCCCATTCATTAAGCAAACAAGATGATTTTGGAAGCATAAAAGTTTTATATTCGAATGTAATACCGGAGTATAATTTTTATCAAGAATCATATGAAAAAAGCTTGAATAAATTTAAAAACATAACTACCAATAATGTACCAAGTGAATTGTATCTTCCAAATTTATACACCATAATAGAGGAAACTAAAACAGATTTTGAAGAGTATGGAGAAAACTTAAATTATAGAATTCACTCAACTTTGAATTTTAAAATCGAAGGCAATTCTTTGAGAACTCTTAAAAATGAAAAAGGAGAATATTCCGAAGTAAAAGGAAGAGTTGCAAATCAGTACCTAGATGAATGGTCAAGAGTTGTAAACACGGACTTTTTAGACACATTTTCTAATTTAGATTTAGCAATTATTGCAGATAAATATAAAAATTTAATTTTTTCTCCAAACGCTGTAAAAAATAATGAAGTTAATACTTCAAAAGCAGTGTTTCCTTTTTACAATGAAATTACTTTCAATACAGACACTTCTAATAAGATAGCAGATATTTTATCAAATTCAAAATTATTTGATATTTTAGTATTAGATTACATTTGGCAAAAAGAACAAAATGGCGATAGAATGTTTGATATTAATTTTCATACATATCAAGATTCGATGAACACTCCTTTATCCGACGAAGCAGATGAAAACCTAGGACAACAAATTTTTAATCTTAAACAAGCAGGAGATCAATATAAAGCTTATGATTTCGATAAGTTTGTAGAAGAAATTAAAAATTTAAATTCCTTCAGTGGAGTAGTCAGCAGCGCTGTACAAGGATCAACTAGATCTATTTCCGCCAATGGAGAAGAGTTTTCCGATAGTACTTTGAATATATTTGAGAGCGATCCATTGACACGGCTAATTTATAAAATGACATTTTTATCAAACTATGCTTCGGTTGTAAAAGAAAATCTTAGAAATTATCAAGATATTGTTAACGGAAAAAGTGCGTATAGTGAAACTCTTTTTTATAGAGTTGAAAAAAGAGATATTAATGATAATTTAGTACAAAACTTTTATGTTTTAAACGATTCTGAATTAATCGATGTAAATCTTATTGATACACAAGTTATATACGGAAAAAATTATAAATATCAAATATTTGCTGTACAATTGATTATCGGAAATGAGTATTTCTATGTTAAAGGCCCCGACGACCCAAGAGCTTATTTTGATCAAGGAAATCCATATTTAACAGCACCAGGATCTACTGATACACGCAAGGGCGAATATACATTTAATTTAATTGCCGATACAAAACAATCGGTCAAATTAATTGAAATACCATACACATCTCCTGCGACAATTAAATTACAAGAAGCACCTCCTGTACCACCAAATATTAATTTTGTCCCTTATGTAGGCGTTGATAATGAAATTTTAATTACCTTTAACACTGGAGTAGATGAATATTACGATACATACATTCCAATTTTAGAAGAAGATTTTGAAATAATTGAAAATTCTTCTATAACAAATAATAAAAATCAAACTTTATTTAAATCGGAGGGTGAC